AGCAGTTTTATTCTAATTACATAAATAACCTATACAACCAACGTACAAGGGTAGTAAAAGCTAAAGGGTTTTTTAATCCTTATTTACTTACATCTTTAAAATTAAACGATAGGGTAGTAGTTTCTAATAAACGATACATCATAAACACACTCACAACTGATTTAACTACCGGTGAAGTAGAATTAGAACTACTAAATGATTTTAGGGATATAACTCAGGATATAAGATATTTTAGATATTCAAACATACCATTTTTACAAGTAAATAACACAGCGCAAAAAGTCGAGTTTATACTTTACATAAATAATTACGACACTTTTAACGTAGTAGCTTCAGGTGGCTTTTTAACCTATCCTATAACATCAGATAACGATACAGATATTATTATTGAAGTAACTATTCCTGCAAACACTTCGGGAGTAGAACGCACTGATTCTTTGGCTTTACAATATTATTTAAACGGAGTAGAAACTGAAATTAAAATACCTGTAGTACAATATGCTTAAACAAATATTAGAACTTCTACAATGCACAGAGCATTACGGACAAAGCGAATTAATAGAAATTGCTAAAGGTAAATACGAACTACCTACAACATTTAAAAAAGGATATACACAAATTAAAAGGGAAATGAAATGGCTGAAAAGTACGAAATAGATTTAGAGTTAAAAAGCAACTTTGATAAGGTTGTTAAAGATGTAAACGACCTTAAAAAAGGTATGCAAAATGTCCAAAAGGAAACTGAGGATATTAGCAAATCAGCAAAAAACGCAGAAAAGGGTGTTAAATCTATTGGCGAAGGTTTTAAAGCAGTAGGTTTATCTATTAAAGCAATGGGTATAGGTTTGCTTCTTGAAGCATTTACTATATTGAAAGATGTGTTTTCTAAAAATCAAAAAGTAGCTGATACATTTGCTATTGCATTAGGTGCTTTATCTAAAGTATTTAATGATTTAGTTAATTTTTTAATTAAAAATATTCCTGATGTTATAGATTTTTTTAAAGATATATTTGAGAATCCACAAAAGCATATTGAAAAATTAGGAAATTTAATTAAAGAAAATTTAATTGAAAGGTTTGAATCTTTATTAAAAACTGCAGGTTATTTAGGTGAAGCATTAGGAAAATTATTTGAAGTTAAATTTGGTGCAGCAGTTGAATCAGTTAAAAAGGCAGCAAAAGAATCTGTAGATATTTTTACCGGTGTAAACAATTCGGTTGATAGAGCAGGCGAAGCTATAGATAAAATTGGTGGTGCGATTAGTAAATATGCTACTGAAACTATAAACGCTGCAGCAGCTAATGTTAAACTACAAAATGCAGCTTTAATTGCAGCAGCACAACAAGCTAAATTAGTTGAACAATATGATAGAGCAGCAGAAAGTTTAAGACAGGTAAGAGATAATGATTTATTAAGCATTGAAGATAGAATAACTGCAAATAATAAATTAAAAGATGTTTTAGACAAACAAGAAAAGGCAATGGTATCAGCTGCTAACTTACAATTACAAGCAGCACAAAATACTTATGCTAATAATAAATCTATTGAAAACCAAGTAGCTTTAATTAATGCACAAGCGAATGTAGAGGGTGTACTTGCACAAGTTAAAGGTTTAAAAAGTGAACAACTTGCAAACGAAGTTTCTTTACAAAAAGAATTGGTTGCAATGAAGCAAAGTGATGTAGATGCTACTGCACAATTAGCTTTAGAAAATAAAAAGTTTAATGCTTCTTTAAATGATGATAACATAGCAAGATTAAACGCAGAAAAAGAAATATTACTTGCTGAACAAGAAACAGAAAGACAAAGGTTACAATTAAAAATAGATGGTGCTGCTATAGGTACGCAAGCAAGGGTAGATGCTGAAATAGAATACAAAACAAGGATGCAAGAAATCGGAAACGAAATATTGCAAAATGAAAAAGATAACGCTGATGCAAGTAAAGAAATTGAAAAGAAAAAATCAGAAGCACGTGATGCATATTTATCAGCAGGAAGTGAAGCATTAAAAAACGCTTCTGCATTGGCAGGTGAAGCTACTACTGCAGGTAAAACATTAGCAGTTGCAGCTACAACTATTGACACGTATCAATCTGCAGTGCGTTCTTATAATTCGTTAGCAGGTATTCCTATATACGGTCCTGCATTAGGTTCTGTTGCAGCGGGTGTAGCAGTTGCTTCGGGTTTAATGAATGTAAAAAGAATTTTATCAGTTAAAACTCCCGGTGGCGGTGGTAGTTCTGCTCCAAGTGGTGGTGCAATGGCAGGTGCTGCACCACAATTTAACGTAGTAGGTGCTACAGGTGTAAATCAATTAGCAGGTGCAATTAGCAATAGAGAACAAGCACCTGTGCAAGCGTATGTAGTAGCAAATAATGTAACTACTGCACAAAGTTTAGATAGAAATATAATCCGTTCAGCTACATTAGGATAAATAAAACAAAATCAGTATAAATTAATTTTAAAATAAAAATAAAATGCGAATAGTAGAATTAATATTAGATGATGATAAAGCTACAGGTGTAGAAGCAATTTCAATTGTAGAAAATCCTGCAATAGAAGAAAACTTTGTAGCATTAAATAAAGAAATAGAAATAAAATTAGCTGAAGTAGATTCTGATAAAAGAATTTTAATGGGTGCTGCATTAATACCTAATAAAAACATTTACAGAAGAAGCGGTGATGAAGAATACTATATTTTCTTTTCAAAAGATACAGTTAAAAAAGCAAGCGAATTGTACTTAATGAATGGCTTTCAAAATAACGCAACTTTAGAGCATAGCAAAAAACTAAAAGATTTATCAGTAGTTGAATCTTGGATAGTAGAAAGTGAAGTAGACAAATCACGTAACTATGGTTTAGAAATGCCTATTGGAACTTGGATGGTTTCTATGAAAGTAAACAACGAAGATATTTGGCAGGAGTTTGTTAAAACTAAAAAGGTTAAAGGTTTCAGTATTGAAGGATATTTTAGCGACAAAGTAGAAATGAACTTTCAAAAAGCTAAAGAAGATGAATTGATTGAAAAAATTAAACAACTACTAAAAAATGAGTAAGAAACTAAAAGTAACATCGCCAAAAGGTGGTAAACGTGGATGCTTGTGTAAGAATGATACATACGATTCTAAATGTTGTACCGGTAAACTACACGAACAAGGTATAGGTAGTTTAGTAGGACAAGGTAACGAACCTGCACCACAGTAATTTATAACAATTTAAAACAACAATTATTAATATAAAAAATTTTACTATGACACCCGAAGCACACAAGATTTTAAAATCGTTTCAAAAAACTGAATTAGCTACACACAAAGTAGAATTAGCAGAATCAGTTAGTACATTATTGACTAAAGCAGAAGATGGCAAAAAACAAGCATTAGCTGCTAAAATTGCTATAAATGAGTTTAAAGTAATGTCTAAAAAAATTGCAGATATGGTAGATAATTTTGGAAATGGACCATATTTTGATGTTGTAATTAAAGGAAAAGATACTATAAAAGCAGCTAAAGATTTAGGATTAGATGGAAGTCCTGAAATTCAAAAATTAATTGCTGCAGGTGAAAGTTTATCAAAATATAGAGGTGAACTAAAAAATGGTTCTGATTGGCTTATAAAATAATAAAACTAAAATAAGTAAATATGAATGTAATTAACGAAATTAAAACTCTTTTGGGAATGGAGGTAAAACTTGCCCAAATGAAACTTGAAGATGGTGTTACTGTTATCGAAGCAGAAGTTTTTGAAGCAGAAGCACCTGTATTCATTGTAAACGGTGAAGATAGAATTGCAATGCCTGTAGGAGAATACAAACTTGAAGATGGCAGTGAATTAAACGTTGAAGTAGAAGGTGTAATTGCTTCTATTGAAATGCCTGAAGAAGAAGTTGTTGCTCCTGAATCTGAAGAAGTAGAAAGTACTACTGAAGAAGAAATGAGTGTTGCACCTGCTGCTCCTAAACGTGTAGTTGAATCAATCACTAAAGAAATGTTCTTTTCTGAAATTGAAAAACTACGTGCTGAAATTGCTGAATTAAAATCAGTAAAAGAAGAAGTACAATTAAGTGCTGAAGTTGATGTTCAACCTTTAACACATTCACCTGAAATCGTATCTTCTTTTAAATTAAACAAAATATCACCTAATCGAGCGATGTCTACACAAGACATTGTAATGTCTAAACTTTTTAACTAAAAATAAAAAATGGCTACTACTACTTCTATTACTTCGACCTATGCTGGCGAATTTGCAGGAAAATATATTTCTGCTGCATTACTTTCAGGTTCTACTATCGCAAATGGTGGAATCGAAGTTATGCCAAACGTAAAATACAAACAAGTAATTCAAAGAATTGCTACAGATGGTATTGTAAAAGATGCTACTTGTGATTTTGATGCTACTTCTACAGTTACATTAACTGAAAGAATTTTACAACCGGAAGAATTCCAAGTGAATTTACAATTGTGTAAAAAAGACTTTCACCAAACTTGGGAAGC